GTACCGTTATCTTCTTAACAGGTTGATTTGTCGGGAAAAGGTTGAGGGTGATTACAACTAGTCCCTCGAAGCTACCTAACAATTAATTTTGCAAAAAGGAGTTCAAATTGAACGTAAACGAAGTATCAAAGGTTGGTTATAATCCTCTACCAACAAAAATAGATGACATTACAGAGGATAACCTAAGAAAGTTGATTGGTCAATCTGGTGATGTATCATCTGGCGGTGGATTACCTAGATTAAGCATCAATCACTCTACTGAAGATGATGATGGAAATTCTATTCCTAGAGGATTTTTTATGATAAGGGATTCTAGCGGAAAGTCTGTCTTTGCACCTAAAGTTACGTACAGACCTTTCGTTCGTACTTTTATGTATTCTGTATGGGATAATGACCTTAATCAATTCGGTAGTCAAACTATTCAATCTCGTAGTATGAATGATTTATTTTATGATACTAGTGGTGGATTGAAATGTGGCAGACTTGCCCCCGATAGATTAAAAGCACTAGATGAGCATTCTCCCGAAGCGGTACTGCAAAAGGGCATTAAATGTGTCCAAGTACTATATGGACTAGTGACCATAGATGCGGGGCAGGATGCCACGGGTAAACCTGCATCTGTTAAAGACCAAGAATCCATTTGGTATGTGAGAGGGTCAAGTTTCATTCGTATTTCTGATTGGGTGAAAACTTTAGAGGCACAGAGAAAACTTATGCCTACTGCAATTGCCGAACTAACAACTGTCAAGGGTAAAAGAGGTGGCAACATATATTATGGTGCTAACGCCAAGACAGTTAAATTTGGTAAATTCACTAAAGATGACCAAGACTTGCTATTACGATTTTTCGGTGCGATTAATTCTTTTAATAATGGTATTATGGAATCCCATAGAACCAATAAAAAATTAAAGGAAGATGCAAAAGATAATGTTTTAGAAGCAAGGTTGGTTGGTAATGGAACCAATTCTTGATTTAGTCAAGAGTTATTTAACTGACGCAAGTAAAGGCGAGGCTGAAATCTCGCCTAAACTTGTTCGTGAATTTAAAAAAGCTTGTGGTGACGCTTTAAAGAAACAATTTAGTCCAAATAAAAGAAAGTGGCGAATGCGTATGTCTGGATTGGGCAAACCACTTTGTCAACAGCAACTCGATAAAAAAGAACTTCCCAGAGATTTAGAATACAATGCTGTAATGAGGTTTCTTATGGGAGACCTTGTTGAGGCGGCTTCCATATTTATCATGAAGGCTTCTGGTGTTAATGTAGACCATACACAAAAAAAGGTGTCCGCAAAGATTGGTGGAAAAAATATTAAAGGAACATTAGATGTAAAGATAAATGGTAAGGTATGGGATATTAAATCCTCAAGTCCTTATGCATTTACAAATAAATTCGGAAATTATGGTGGGTACAGTAAAATAAAAGAGGATGACCCCTTTGGTTATCTTGTACAAGGTTACAGTTATTCAGAAGCCGATGATTCTCCATTCGGTGGTTGGATTGCTGTGAATAAGTCAACAGGTGAATGGGCGATATGTGAAGCACCGCAGGAGCAGGAGGAAGAAAAGAATGAGACGTTACAGAAGGCTAGTGATAATGTTAAGGCGTTGGTTAAGAACAAACCCTTTAAAAAGCTATTTGAACCAAAAGATGAAAAGATAAAAATCAAGGGTGAGGATATATACACAAAGAACAAGTTAATGCCAATGGCCTGTAGTTTTTGTAGTTACAAATATCACTGTTGGCCTAAAGCTGAACTTCATAAAAAGATAGCTACAAGGGCACAGAACAGGCCTATGGTGTGGTATACCAAGTTAATTCAGAAAGATTTGGAAAATTGCCTGTAATATTTCAATTAAATATCGCAGATACCGATATTGAGTCCAATCGTGATGTTTTTTACATTCAAGAGTACACAAAAGACCAAAACGCCCATAATGTGCTGTTTTTACGCACTAGAGACCCTTTTCGTGTTTTGTGGGGGGATAAGACCTTTGTTACCAATAAACTTACCATAGACGAGGATATAGGGCAAATTAAAAATTTACTGGACAGAAATGCCATCATAATTGCTGATATTAAGGGATATACGGAAGAATTAAGAAAAACATCACCTAAAACAGCAGAATACTTGGATTTACGGTTGGAAGAGTTATATGAGATACATAAACCCAAAAATATCGTTAAATGAAGTTAAGTCACGGGTTTCGTAGCAGATTTGAATTTGAGTTTGCACAGTATCTGGCAAAGAGTAAAATTAAATATAAATATGAAAAAGATAAATTTAGATACATTGTACCGATTAAATCCTATACTCCAGATTTTTATTTAATGAATTATGGATTTTATCTGGAATTGAAAGGAAATTTAGATGTCACAGATAGGGTTAAACATTTACTTGTTAAAGAGCAAAATCCGACTTTGGATGTTAGATTTATCTTCCCAAATTCAAAGAAAAAGATATATAAGGGCAGCAAGACTACTTATGCCAATTGGTGTGATAGGCATGGTTTTTTGTATGCTGATAACAGGATACCTAATATATGGCTAAAATAATATCGAGAATATATGCTTTATTCAGAGGAATAATAAGTTGGAAATATTTGAAAAAAGAATGGCCAAAAAAGAAGAAGAAATAGTACTACCTAAAAACAGGATGTATGTTATAATGTCTCCCCTAGGTGAAGACCAGTTTAACATGATATGCGTTGATAAAATGGTAAAACCCATTAATGAATTATATTACATGATGAGGGGTCTGTGTGAAATGTCTATAAAGCACCAAGAGGATTTAATTGAAATTGGAAAAGAGGCTATGTTACAGGAAAAATTAAAAACAACGAAACAGGAATTAAAAAGTAACATTATTCCATTCAGACCGAGGAGAAACAATGGTAAAAAACACTAAATTTGATTTGGATTTACAGTACGGACAGTTACGGGAACAGCAAGTTCACGATATGTTTCACAATAAAAAGATTGAAGTTAAGACTGAGAGGGACTGGTGGAAGAAAACAGGTAACATTGCCATAGAATATGAATGCAATGGAAAGCCTAGTGGCATTGATAAAACGGAATCTGATTTTTGGATTCATATTTTATCAAATGGTACGGGGAATTATTGTAAATTAATTTTTGAAGTTCCAAAACTAAAGAGGATAGTAGAAAAATATAAGCCAACGCATAGTAGGATGATAGGCGATAGAGGTGTTTCTAATTGTGTGTTAATACCTCTAGAAGAATTATTTATGAAGGAAAATGTTGAATTATGATAACTAGTCTAGTTAAGGATGAAAATGAAAAAAAAATGTGGGGCGAATGGAGAAAATAGCAAAAAATTTCCTAGTGAAAGCTGAAAGTTTAGTCGCAGGTCAGAGGCACACGGATTATGGTGATAAGGTTGACAATCACAAGAATATAGCGAAATTATGGTCAGCGTACAAGGATATGAAAATTTCTGCACACGATGTAGCGATTATGATGTGCCTGTTAAAGATAGCACGAACAAAGCTTGGTGATGTTAGTGTAGATACATATGTTGACATGGCTGCGTATGGGGCGATAGCCGGTGAGATTAAATTCAAAGAACCGAGAGAAGAATCGGAAGGAGAAAAACGGGGACGAATTACAAAGGAATACGTTAAATCCCTGAACAAGGTCATGGATGAACTGGAGGAAAAAATATGAAAAAAATAACGAATGAACAATTAAATATTTTACTGAAATATTTGAGTAGTAAACCTTACCTTGAGGTTTATAATTTAATACAATTATTGGGAAGTTTGCCAGAAATAGAGGGTAAAAATGGTGGACAAAAAGATACCAAACAAAAATGAAGCAGTTCTACAGCTACTATATTTTGGCATTGACAAGTCGGGCAACTTCTTTTCAGAAAAATGGACGTGTCCTCCCGAAAAGTTTCGTGAACACATGGATAAGTGGAACGAGAATTACGTAGATACAATTAGGTATGAAAACGTGATTAAATACATTGATAATCTCTTTGAAAGGGATATCAAAGATGTAAAAGGGTATTTAGGATGACAAAAACAATTAAAAATATAATACAAAATGATTCTGGCGGTACGAATCCAGACACCCATGCACATGAGGATAAGGTATGGGAATTACAGTTTGAAGATGAAGATTCTGCTGTTCTAACCAAGGGAAAGATGTTAGAGTATCTAACAAAAGGAACTGTTCCTGTAAAGACAGTACATTCCTTTAAAAAATGGGATATTATAACAACATTGGGACATACGATTAGAACATGGGTTGTTGTATATGATGATAAATCTCATGTGCAATTAGCTAACAAAGATTTTTATTCTTTGCTAACACACGGACACACCACTGTAAATGGGGAGGAAGTAACTGAAACTGTTGAAGGTGAGAGAGGGCCGATATCTACTGCTATTGCACAGGTTCAAAAAGAGGCAGGGACTAGTCCAAAAACACTAACAACACCAGAAGAACAACTTGAACTAGAAGATTTTAGGGAAGATGCAATGAGAGATAATTATTCCCCCGTGTTCGGTAAAAAAGAAGAATCAGACATTGAGGAATAAAAAAAGCCCCAGTTAGACTAGGGCTTTTTATAGGTATGGAGTACCTGTTAATTATTTGCTAGTAACATCTGAAGCAATCCCTTTATCGGAGTCCACGTCTCCTCGTCCTTCCGGTTGTACACTGTCTTGCTCTTCACTGTCCTCTGCCTGTACCTCGGAGTCCTCAGTTCCTTCGCTATCGGATTTCTCTTCTTGTAATTCCTCTTGTGGTTCTGATTCTTCGTTAGGTTCATCTTCGGTTTTTTTTATTCCAACGCAAATGCCACGCCCAGTTACTTAGTTTACTTCCATAAATTTCACAACAATTCAAGAATCTGTCCTTTAAATATTTATACATTATTTTTTAACAAGACTTCCTCCAAAGTACAACCCTACGATTGCCGCCATCAGATGCGTGTCCATTGGTGTTATGACAACACCTGCAAATTTTCTATCCACCAGTAATTCCTTTTGTTCTATTAAGAAAAAGAAACCTCTTGACAGTTCCGTCCATGTCAGGAATACGGAAACATCAAAAAATACAGGTACAATTTTAGGCCAGACTATTATAAAGAATACAGCCGTTAATGCTATAATTCTTCTCGTCCATTGAAAGCCTGCATTTTCATATTTACGTGCCGCTTCAATTGATTCCATTTGAAACTTACCTCTGGCGAGCAGCATCTTTTGTTCAGCTTGTTTTGCCTTAATGCTCTGTCCCCAGATGGTCATTACACCACCCAAGACACTGGAGCTTAGCATTGTTATCATTTCTACTGGTAATCCAAACATTATCCTCTATTATCCTTCCAATTTTGCTGTTTCTTGCCCGCTTGGGCCGCATTCCACAACTGTTCCCTGATTTTATTCTCCCCGCTTGAAATAAGATGGGCTATCTTAAAGCCAGTCGGAACTTGCGTTAAGTTCTTGTCTTCTCTGTACCGGTCATGCTCCTCGAAAGTCAGAAACTTATCGAAGAGACGACCAGTCTTTATATTCTTGAATCTATATAATGGCATTGTATGCAACTACAACAGCAATGACTACTACAACAACCAAGGCAATTTTACCCTTCTTGCTCAAGTCCTTCCACATTGTCTTTAGTTTTTCCATATTTCCTCCTAGTTTATTAGTCCTGTATAGACAGCTTTTAATACCAATCCCAAAACTCCAAATGAGACCGTCCACACTATCTTAAAAATAGTGTCTACCTTCATTGCTATGTGATGTATGTGATTGTCTAATTTTTGATTGATGAGTTTCAGTTCGCCTTCAATGCGAATGATATTTTCCCTGTTCTCTGATGCTTTATCTTCTGGCATTAGTTACCTTATCGCTTCAAAGTAAATTTCATCTAAATAATCCCAACTGTAATCAATAGGGTCTGAACCGGCCTGTCCTTCTTCTCCTTCATATTCCATAAAGTCTCTTCCAACTCGTTGAGTTGCACCTAACCAGTACTGTGTAAATTCACTTCTAATTTTTCTATTTCTAATTCCTTTTTCAAAAATAACATCAGTGAAAATTCTAGCTGCATCTGGGTCAGTTGCTATTTGTCGTAGCATTTCTCCTTTTCTAAATCGAGCATCTTGAATTAATAATTCTGTCATTACATAGCGAGGTGAAATAACTCCTCTGAACACGCCATATACTCTTGACATAATAGATGGTATTTGCAATTCGGTTGGCATTCCTTTGACATTAATTCTGTCAATTTGGCCAACTACAAGATTAATAATATCACTCATTCGTTCCATCTTAGCAAAAACTTCACCTGCTTTTTTAGTTCCCAAGTCTGCTGTTAAAATTTTCATCATTGGCTTTTTATAATCACTAATATAAGTTTCATAAGAAGCACCATTTATTGACATAATATTTGTAAATTTCTTTTTATCAAATACTATTCCTTCAGACCCGCTTTCTCGTAAAGCTGATTCTTGAGCACCTTCCCACATCATACCTGTCATTGCTCTTCTTGCTTTTTTAGCTTCAACAGCAGTGATTCTTTTAGATTTTACTCCATGTTCCAATGCTGAAAGTATTCCTTCCACCATGTGAGAATGACCACCAGTTACGGAAGGTTGCATTATTAATTCTCTTATTTTTTTAGGGTCATCAGCAGCACCTGCCAATCTATTAAGAGATGCATATCGTATACCGGTTGTTTTTTCTAGTTCATCTAATCCTATATTTTCTAATGCAGCTATTACTACTTTATAATTTTCTCTAGCAGCACCTTTATACATTGATAAATCTTTATTATATGCTTTTAAAGTATCTTGTGTAGACTCTGCTGTACCTCTAAATATACTATCACTGTTTTCAATAACATTACCTGCACTATCTGTCATTGGTTCTGTTTTAAATGGCAATTCATCAGAAAAAGAAGCTGTCCATTCTTCCCATCCCTCTGCAGGTTTTTTATTATCCATTAGATTTTTCATCATTTTTGCATACAGCCAATTACGTGCCGCCTTTTGTTTTTCTGCACTTTTTCCATCTATATATAATCTTTTGAAAGCTCTAGCTTTATCAGAAGAAATACCAGTAAAGAAATCTTGTGTTACATTTTTATTAAATAATTTTAATTCTTTGCTTGGGTCTACTCCTGTATATTCCAATCCTAAACCAGTTCTCCACCTGTGCCAGACATTATCTTTCCAATTTTTCTGTGCTGCTTTTAGTTGTTTATAAACTTTTGCATCACCTGTTTTCAAAGATTCATCTATGCCTTCATTAATTTTATCACCAATTCTCCATTCAAAAAATCCTTGTGTTGGCTTGGATGTTCCATGACGAGTTGAGTTCATTGATGCTGACCTGTACATTCCTGTTCTTGCGTTGGTCATCCATCGAACTGACATATCTTGTTTAAGAGTTATACCAGCAGCTTCTTTTGCAAATTCATCAAGTGCACTTATATTTTTAAAGTCTCCGGCTATTTCTCTTCGTAATGTATTATCAAATAATTTTACTATATCATCAGGAGTCATATCATCACCTATTTCACGACCAGTTGCCTCCATAAATGCCCCTGCCAACCTGTATTTTTCATCTTTTGAAAGAGTTTTCAATGAATCATCTCTTACCCTTGTCAATAATTGTTTTAAGTCACCTGTAAAATCTGGAATATCTTCAACTTCTAATGATAATAAATTACCTGTTTCTTTTTCTATTTTATTTATTTCATCAATTGTTGTTTTTAAAAATCTATTTGCATTTACTTTTAAAGCACCATCACTGTATCCTGCAATGCCACTGTATAATTTTTTTGCATCATTTACATCCTCATCATACAGTGATTTTGTCATCATTCTTGCATAACTTAATATATCTCCATGATTTTTAAAGCCCATTTTTCTTAGCTCATCACTGATAGGAGCAAATAAAATTTTATTCACATTTGTTGAAACGGGCATAACACGGACACCATATTCATTTTTTAATCTGTCCATATCATTTAACTGGTCAGCATTTAATGCAACTACTTTATTTGTTTTTCCATCTGTAATTTTTGTTGCAATGTCATCCATAAATTCTGGCTGTTCCTTAAACAGCCTGTCCACATCACTTCTAATTGCTGCATTAGATAAATCTGGTCGTGTCAATCCTGCCGGTGCATTATCAATTAAATCTATAGTATCACGCATTATTTCCTGTCCTGCAACTCTAATTTTTGCATTGGCATTCTTTGTCATATCCAAAGCCATTCCCCGTAAATTATATATCATTGCATCCTGAAAATACATAAACCAATCTTCATTGCCGGGTGGGAGGCCCATACCTGCCGGGTCATTATGAAAAGTCTTTAATTGTTTTGCAAGAGCTTTCATTGTAGCAATTTTTCTATCTTGAAATTTTAATCCTTGAGCATCAATTTTAAATTGAATCATTTTACCAACAGAAGCTTTACTTGAAAATTCCTGTGCAACAGAATCAAATATTCCAAGTCCTGTCATTTGGGACATTGTTGCGTAAAATTCTTCATTTTCACCTAATAATTCTTCTGCGTGCTTCACCCGTATCTTTAATGATGCTTGCATATCAGCCGGTAAACTTACCACTTGGTCTGCTAGGTCTCTATAAATTTCTAATTGTTTTCTATTTTCACTTTTAAATGGTTCTGTTAATAATCGAAATGGGCCAATGTCACCCGGTATAGGTGTTGATGTTGCCAAATCAATTAATCTATTTCTGTATTGTGTTTCTTCTGGTCGCATTAGGGAATCAATTTCTTCCTTACTTTTACCAAAAGCTGCTTTTAATAATGTTCGTTCTTTACTTGCTTTACTTCCACCACCAAAATGATAACGTAAAATATTCCATGCATCCGCACCTTGAATTGTTAATTTTTTTGCAATAGTTGGCCCTGTTAAGCCACCTGCAACTTCACCCACAACAATCATGTCTTCACCGGCCATTTGCCCCATCCATGCACCTCCCAGTACAACAGCAGTAGAGGCAAATAATTCTGTTTCTTTATATGCTCCGCCTACTGCCAATGCTCCACGGGCACCCGGCTTTGTCTGAAATGGCTGTGATTTTTTAAAGAATAATCGTCCCGGAGTTGTGGCAGACTGTACAATTTTTTGTAATTTTTTTGCTTTACTTGGGGATAATGTTTTTGCAACTTTTGCTAGGGCTTTCTCCGCCATTTTATTTCCACCCATTAATTTAGTTACTTGTTCTCCTTCTATGCCACCTCGAACAGCTTTAAAGAAATCATCATCACCATATTTATCATATAATTTTCCCAATGCTTTTGCTTCTTTTTTTGTAACTTTTCGTCCTATTATTTCAGATAATGCACCTGCTTTTCCTTCCAGTGTATCAGAAGCTTTTCTAAATCGTTCAGAAGCAGGTATAGCTTCACCCGGTTTTTGTGGTTTCAACCATGCTTTACCTTGAAATACTCGGCCATAATTACCATCGGCTGAATTTATAAAATGCGTTGCATGTCGTGATGCTTTTATTAATCGCAACCAAGCCAACGGCCCCATAAATGTTACTTCCTGCATTACAATTTCAGCAGCATTTCCTAAAAATCCTAAATCCTGCCCTTCATATGGTGCTGCAACTTTGAGCCAAGGACGTGCAGTAATTATATTACCTTCATCATTTAAACGACCTTCCAATCCCAGTTTCTTTACATCATACGGAGATGAAATGGCACGGCCAAACCAACCCCAACCTCCTCGTTTCAATAAGGATTTTGCTTTCATTTGTTCTACATAATCAGATAATGGATTACCTTCCCATTGTTTTCCGGGAAGTAATTTTAGAGGTGATATTAATTTATCGAGTACCCATGCATGATTTTCTACATCAAAAGCTGCTTCTCTACCTGCATCAATTAAAAAGTTATGCATATTTACAGCACCCTTGTGAAGACCCATTGGCACTGACCAACCTCCTTGGTCACCAAACCAATAACTGTCGCTTGCTTGGTCTTTAATAGCTTTACTCGCCTTATGTTCACTTGGTAATTTTTCCTGTAATGATTTATCACTGCTGTTCAATGTTGAACCCATCATTTCAATTTGGGATACAAATCCGGAACCATATTGTTCTTCAATAGCATCACGTCCCATACTTTTACCATCAGTTTGTGAAGGGTCAAGCATTTGATACATCCAATGACGAATCACGTTTTCATCCTCTGGAGTTAAAGCATTTGCATCTTTTTTTGCTTCTTCTCTTGGGTCAACTACCCCTAAATTTTCAGTGCTCCATTTTCCCATTATTGCTCCTTACTTGTATAATCCTTCATATAATGTTTCAGCAAAATCGCCCGGAATTGCCGTAACTGTTTGTGTTAATAAATCACCATTTGTATTATAATGTTTTCCAAATTTCCTATCCCACCAATCTGCTTGAATATTATAAGAACTCCTTTCTGACACAGTAGCATCAGGGCCGGGGTTTATTGGCCTTGATTTAACTTTAACAGGCAATCTGCTTTGATTTTGTAATCTGTTTACGTTCTTTTTATTTCTTAAATATACATTTTTTTGTTTACTATTCTTAATAGTACTGGATGGATTGTCTTGAACATTACCAGAATCAATATTTTTCTGTATTTGTTCTAAAGCTTCATCAGGCATATCTATACCATAAATAGCTTTATATGCTGCTGCATTAGATGCTCCATCATTACCCATATTTTTATACATTGTTGCTAATGCTGTATCCTTTCCCAGAAGATAAGACCATTCATCATCTCTTAAATCACTAAAAATACCTGTTCGTGCAAATCCAGATTCCCATGTTACAACACCAAGTCCTCCCTCGTGAATTGATTTCTTCTGGTTAACCAGTCGTTTTGCTAAAAATTGAAGAGCA